TTGTCTCCAGTGCTTCATTGTCATGATATGGAATGTGGACATCTCCAAAGATTCCGAGTCTCTTGATTCCAGATGGGAGCTTGATTCTTTGTCTCTTCTCTGAATGAGATTCTGGCAATGACTTTTGTACATATCTGGGAGCTCTGATGAATTGATTTGTCGCAATATCCTTTCTGTTTTGTTTTCCATTCACTCCGAGATAGTATCTGCATTTTGCAACCGCTTGATCAAGACTGTCAAAATGTGCTTTGTTCTCATTATAAATTTTTCTAGCAAGGACTCGAGCTGGAGCATCTGGAAATTTGGCAATATATTCCAGAATTATCTTTGTATTCGGCTGTTGTTTTCTTCCACTCATCTCTTTAGTTTATTTGCGAAGTAGAGCATCATAGCAATACTCAAACCGATTGCCAAACCAACAAAGAACTTTGAGAATACATTGGTTTGTTTTCTCTCCTCCTTTGCAATCTGGACATTTGCTTTCTCTTTGATTCTGATTGTATCTCTGATCAGCTTGTTTTCAATTCTGATCTCTCTGATTGTTTTGGGCACATATACATCCTTGTAATAGATGACAGTGTCCTTGGATGTGAAATATTTTTGATAGACAATAGTATCATGCTGGATTACTGGGATGCTGTCAATGGTTGTGATTCTGATGGTATCTGATTTGGTTGTGATCTCCAGTCCTTTCTTGATTGCTTTTTTATAGTGCCATTTCGCAGAGCACGAACAAAGCAATAATATCAAAATCAAGTATCTCATAAGCTCTTGAGCATTTCAATCATTTTAGGTTGAGGAGAGATATCATTCTTGTCCTTTCTGAAACTATTATGAGTGTAAACTCCAGGAGCTCCACTCAATGCATCCTTTGACAAGTCCCACATATTATCTTCAACATAATTCAAAGGGATATTATATACCTTATTCCAATATACCAACAACTGTCTCACTGATTCAATTTGAGAATCTGTATATGCATGAAAATATTTTCTTCCCTTGAATGGCTCATCCAGTTCACACACTTGATCTGCTGGGACTTCTCGATTCACATAATTATAAAACTTATTACCACGCTTCTCTAATGATCCCCAGTTGCAAATCTCCACTCCAATTGATATTTTATCAATGGATTTATAAGGCAACCCAAAGGATCTGAATACGTCTGATTTCAATCCTAAATGATATGCCCAATATCTTGAGCTGAATGCCTGGACTATCTCTCCATCATAAGTGTTTGAGCTTTGTCCCTTTCCAGATATGCATACACAAGTTGCAATCCTCCCTCTCTTATCATTATTCCATGCATTGATAGTATTGACTCCAGATGAATTCCCAGCAGTGTGATGGAGGACTATTTGAGTTTTTTCATGTTTCTCTCTGATATATTCATCAGAGTCTAATGGTATTTGTTTAATCTTTGAGAGATCAAGTTCAATCATTTGTTGATGTCTTTATATTCTGATGTGATTTCCTTTGCTCGTCTGAATAACATTTTCACAGATGTCCAAAGGTCAACCCCTCTGATCACTTTTATATTCTCATTGATAGAAATCAATTCAATCGAACACAATGTCAACGCAAGTACTTTTGTTGTGAGTAGTTCAATTGAAAAGAATTGAGCAATGAATTCACTGAGCAATAGTTTGTCCAGGAGAAAAAAGAGGATCACACAAAACTCATATAGCAAGATCTTGGATATGATCTGAGAGAGTCCTCTGGATGTGACCTTTGTTTTTGTTTTGATTGACTTCCAGATTCCAGTGACAGTGTCAAAGAAAATGAAGAGAGCAATCAGAATGAGGATTCCAGAAATAGGTAGTAAAAATGCTAATGTAATTGTCATCAGTTGTAGTTTGTAGATTTGTATCTTGGTTAGTAATATGGATAACTGATTCATGATTCTTGAAGTTGTGTGACGATTTGAAATGTTAAATAAATTCCGAGAAAACACCCCAACATTGCTATGTAGTTCCTACCATTAACAATCATTAACATTGCACTGATATATCCGAAAATGTAATATAAAATTGCTAATGTCTTGAGATGCATTTCTATCTATTATGCTTAATCGTTCTGAAAATCGTAGTTGTCATATGGAATGCCACACCAATTGTTTTCATCGTAGATGGTTGCATTCACATTCATTGTCCATCCAGCAGTGACATCTGGTCCACGATTGATGAATGGATCTGTTGTGATAGCTCCCTCAATATCCATGAAGTCCTCAAATCTCCATTGATTGAAAGTGATTCGGATATCATTACAGATGGAGAGACAGTCAGAATGAATCTCATTGATTTGTCGATATTCCTGGATATCATATTTATCACAAATAGAGATGACCATTCCAACATTCACAGCATTGTCATCCATTGATCCTGGTTGCAATGTCACAACCATCAATGGATATTGAACTGAATCTCTGGAGACAGCATCAATGAAGTCTCCTTGAAAAAATTCATTTATTTGTCGATGCTCCGTTGCTATTGTTTCCAGCTCTGACATTAGCTGGTTGAGAGTCTTTTCCATTGAGATATGCTTTTAGTTTTGCAATTTGTTTCTTTGATATTTTTATCTCTTTCATATATTCCAGTTGATCGGTCTATATCCAGTTCGATCCTTTTTGACATTCTCATTGCAAGTGAGATCCTCACATCCCTCAATGTATTCTGGATACTTTTGTCCCTGGTCATCCATGAGATATCCTATCAATCTCTCTTTATAAAAGAATGCATCCTTTCTCAATTGGTCTCTGAATGCAGATGTTTGACTGTCATCATTTGCATTGATATTCTCATCAGATACTCTCCCAACAGATTTGTTTGTGAGCTTCTCATTGAGTAGCAATGCACATCGATAATCAACGAATGCCACCAGGCATGGGATGACATAGTCATTCATCAAAGTCAGATAATCTGCTGTCCAGATGTTGTTCTCCACTCTATCCAATAGAGCTTTATACAATGGAGTTCCGAGTGCTGGTTGGACATACATATCCTGACTTCTCTTGATTGCTACTGAGAGCACCTTGCTGTCAGTGTTGTTGTGTATCAATCCCAGCTTTTTGAGATTCTCAACTGATAATAAATAGTTCATGCTCATGATCTTCGAATTACAATTTGTTGCACCCATTCATGTCGACACCATGGAGTCTTTCTCTTGGTCTCTGGATTGTTATACCAACCCCCACGATACAACCACACATTGCGATCCACTCTCCCAGAGATCATGTTGATTTCATCTCTTGAATATAGTCTATTCAAACCAACTAATCGAACACAAAAATCTCTTGACTTTGTTTTCACTGGAGGGATTCCAGGAATCTCTCTGTAATTGTAGCGTATCTCATATCTATCTGCTGGGATATCCACTTGCTCAATCAGATTCTTTGCAAGATCTGTGACTTCTCCTTGTTTATACAAGTCCCATCCTACCAGTCTCTCAATGGATTTTGCAACTTCCTCAAGTGGTTGCTCCAATGCCTTGGAGATAGCAGTGGAATCCTCTCCTTTCTCCAATAATGAAAGGACATTTTTGTCGATATCCTTGAGTCCTAATTTTATCTCTCCAATGGTTGCAAAGAGATGATCTTGTTTTGAGAATACCTCCTCCGATGGAGTGTCCCATACAATGGGATATGAGGCAACCACATCAAATGATCCAGCATCCTCACCATATTCAGAGAAGCAATCAATCTCATGATCTGAGAATGTTTGTGTCTCCATTGGTTGCTCAACTGGAGCTGGAGATGGAGATGGAGCTGGAGCTGTTATTCCAATTGGAGCAACATCTCTCAATTTAATAGTTCCCATATATCCAGAGAGCTCAACCATATAATTCAACATCCATTCAAGTCTCCTTTGTCGAGCATCAACGTATGTCTTTTTAAATACCTCAAATAGATCAGCACTCTCAGATGCATTGAATGATCCCTCTGGAGCAACTCCGAACAATGATGGAGCTACCACTGAATGAGCAACCAGGATATTCTGTTGCACTGATTTCTCAGTGACAGTGTATCTCTTGTCAAGGTCATTCCCATTCAATTGCTGAACAATGGGAGCTTTATCCTTTGAATCACTGAATGTGATCACTATCTCTCCAGCATCCTCAACAGATTGAGATCTTCCCTTGACTTGTTGTTTGATTTTCTCAGCTTCCTCATATGTCTCTGGATATCCATCCACAAATGAGATGAGAGTTCCACTCTTGAATGAGTTTGCAATCTCATGCATATGGAATCTGGAGATATCTGCATCTGTTTGGATGGCTGTGATACCTCCATAGTACGGTGGTTTTGGATATACTCCTTTCTCCTTTCTTGATTTCTTACTTGGATCTTTGTAATATATAATAAACTTGCCCTCTTTACGTTTCATATCAAGAGCAGATATTGTCCTCAAATTTGTTCTTTCTGGAGATTGATTCATCATTGTCCAGTCATCAGAGAGATAATATGTCAATCCATCCTCAGAGATTCTTACCATGTCCAGGTCAATATGCTCCCAGACAGCAACTCGAGATCCATCTCTGTTCCATGTTCCCATTACACAGAATCCTCCATAAAGCTCGTAATCGAATGCCATCATCTCAGCAATCTCATTCATATCGAACTCTGAATATTTGTTCTCAATGAACTCATTCAGATTTCCACTGGTTGTCTCAAGTCCACCTCCAGCAATATATGTCACTTTGTTTTTAACTATGCCTTGATGCCAGCTAGAGCCATTGTACAGATCAACTAAAAAATAGCTGTAATCATTCTTTTTTCCCCATTTGATGAAGTCATGAGATCTGTCTCTCTCCTCATCTGGTTTTTGATAATCTTTTTTAAATGACAAGGATGTCATCTTGATATTCTCACTCATATATATTAAAGTTTATTGTTTCATCATATACATTCGAGGGTGAATCTGTGACATATACATGAGCTCTACCCACTTCCACCAAACCATCAGAAAGATCTGGATCAAGATTTGAGTCAGATTCTTGTTGATATATTCGGTAAACATAAAACCCATCGTATGGAAAGGTCACATCCACTCCATCAATGATTGTGAATTCATCATATCTCTCTGTATTGGTTGAGATATTAGTCAAGATACAATATATCTTGTCAAAACTCTGCTGATGCTCGAACTCAAATAGATACTTCAGACTCTGGAGAGTGGTCAATTCCTTGACTGTCACTATCAGATTGCTTGTCCCTCCTTTTTCGATTCTTAGCATTTTTGACGAGTTTTGGTTTTTCTTCTTTTTCGTAGATATCAGAGATTCCAATGGACATATAAAAGTCCTCTTTTCCCTCTTCAATCACCATCCATCTCCTTAGCACTGGAGACCAGGACTTTTGTCCTATATATTTGCTTTGTATTTTCATAACGTAAATATACAAAAAAAGGGAGGGATAATTCACCCTCCCTCAAGTTCTAATCAGTCAGATATTAAACTGATGGAGATTGCTGAGTCAACAATGTAGCAACAACAGATGCATTCACATCTGGCACTTCATCATTCTCAAGTCCAGTCAAAATAATATCATGACCATTTCTATCTGATTTCAATACACCAGATCCATAGGATGATCCATCAGCTACTTGCAATCCCTCTCCAGCTCCAAGAGCAACATATTCACCAGATGCCTTTTCAACCAAACACATCACTTCATTCTGTGCTAACAGATGAATTTCAGCTCTCAATTCTTTGGTATCTGATGCAAGGATCATTGTCAATGTTTGTTCATACCACAATGTCCCATTGTCTTTGTTTACTCGGATGGGAGCTTCATAGGATGACAAGTTGCTTTTTAGTTTATATTGGAATACCTCTCCACTCACAGTCAATGAATCAATCTCATTGTTTGTGATGTTGGATGCAGTAACGTTTCCAAGTGGAAACAAGATCACGCTCTTGATCCCTCCTTTGCCATTGGTACAAGTTCTATCATTGTACCCAGTTGTCATATTACAGCTCACGATTCTTTGTTTTTAATTGTTTAAAAATAGGGAGGAGTTTCCTCCTCCCATGTTATTTCTAGTTAGGAGATGAAGTACCATTCCAAACACCGATCTGATTCAAGAAAGGAACTTGAACACCAGCTCTGAATTTAGAACGTAAGTACAATACATCATCA